AGACTGCATTTTGTGATGGTGCTTTTTCCGTAACTCCATTTGTTATACTATCTTCAATTATAGTTTTATTTTTCCATAAATCTGTTGAAGTTTCGTAAGTTAATGCTTGATTGTTAGTTGGCGCATTAGTTATTAAGTCAATGTCGTGTATTTCTGATAATTCGTAACCATTTTGCACCCTTACATACATTCTACCCGCACTTCCATTTGAGGCTGTTGTAACAACACCTAAATAAACTAAATGATTAGGGGCATAAGGTTTAACATTTGTAATGCTTCCATCAGTTGCGCCAAGATAAACAGCATCTCCATCAGCAAAAGTTGATGTTGGAAGGATGCTTAACCCATCCAACAAACCTTGCATCATTATCAATCCCTTTTGTCCTGCTGCAATAGATGTAGATAAAACTAATCCAACTGTTTGAGCAGATGTTGCATCAGTTGAATTATTCGCTCTCTTTACAGTCATTCTATCTCCTGTGCCACTAAAAGCATATACAGGCATTCCTTTTGTTAAAGTAACTGAATCATCGTTTGTTACATAAGCAAATAAACTATTTGGAGCAGTTCCAATAACTTGAAATCCGTTTAAAGAAGTGTTGTAAATGCAAAGCATTTCACCGCCATCAACAATATCACCACCGATTAAAGCGCCATCGTTATTTCTGTAAAGAGTTTTTGCTCCTAAAGCATTAATGTTTAAAGTTGCTCCTGTTGTATTACCATTGGTAAATCTAATCAAGTAAGCATCTGCATCAGTATAAGCAGCAACTCCTGTAATTGTTGCGGTATAGGTATCAGTTCCTGATGCAGTTGCGTGAGGTATTCCGCTTGATGATGGAATATCGTCTGTTGTTGCTAATGTATATGTTCCTGTTGGTTTGTTTGGAAACTCATAATTTTGGAGTGTATCTCCGGTTGTGTCAAATCTTAATGATTGTATAAATGAAACTTGAGCCGGATCATAAGCATACATTAAGCCATCGAATCCAAGTTGAAATGTTGGTGTGTTACTGCCTAAATCAGTTGCAATTAATTCATATCCGTTAATTTCAAAAGAAGTCAGATTTTCATTATTATCAATAATAATTGAGTTAGTAGTAGTATTACCCTCATCAGTTACCTCTTGAAGTGTTGGTGTTGTATTTACTAATTCCCAAACCGCAGCTCCTGTACTTGCATCCGTACATTTATAAGTATCGCCATTATCTAAAGTCCAAAGTGAATCAACTTTAAAACGTAAAGTGTTATCAAAAGTATTATCAGGAATTATATCAAAGCAATTAGTTGAATTTCTTATAAGTCCATTGCTGTCAAATACATGCCTTATCCCTGCTTGCCACATATCCTCAAAGCCAACTCCACAAATACGTGAAATACCGCCATCAGCCCCAAAGTCATAAGTACCTTCTTTAAGTAAAGAACCATTTTCAAATAGAATAGCATCACCATCATTTATAAATATATCTTGACCATTGGTTTCATTCCCTTCTACTAATACTTCAGCAAGTGTTTGAGAACCACCGCCACCTGTTGCGTTTACAATAGGATTTGCAGGATCGGTATTATCAACGGTAATATTTGTACCTGCTACAATATTTTGAACACCACTTATAATTTCATTAATAACTGGATTTAAAGGATCAGTATTATCAACTGCCGAACCGGTAACACTTTGAACTGTTCCGCTTAATGGGTTTATAGGTATCTCTACTGCTAACTCCCAATGATCCGTTAAAGACATTATAGCGTTTAAGTTTTCAGTACAAATAATATTTGGATAACCATTAATATTTAAAAAAGTTCCCGCACCACATAAAAAGAAACTCGGTAATTCAGGAACATCCGGCAACTGTTGGCCATCGGTAACTGATATCGCTATATAACCAACACCACCACTTACACCAATAGCAGTAGCAACTAAATCGACTAACTCTTGTACTGATGCCTTTTCTAATACAGTTCCACTTGTGTGAGGAATTTTATTAGTTAAATTTAACGTTCCATCAGGAAGTTGGTCAACTCTTATCGTTGTAATTAATTCGGGATTTATTGCCATATTTTTATAATTTCATTATTTTTAACAATACCATATAAGGTTGCATGTTTTTATTTATACCACTTACACCTGTGCTTTCAGTTACATAAGTTCTGCCTGTTCCTGTTCCATCGTTTAAAGTTGCAAAAGTATCTCCAGCACCACCTCCTAATATTGCAACATTGTGAGTGTGTTCAACTACAACTGCATTTTTACTTCCGCCAATCGCTTTGATGACATTGTAATTATTTCCGTAACCAATACTTACTAAACCATCTAAATTTGGAGTGCCATTTTGGCCATTACAAATAGCATAACCCTCGCATAATTCAATACCTAATCCTGTTCCATCAAAGTTGTCATCAATATAAGCTTGGGAAACCCATAAATCTTTAATCTCAAATTGAAAAGCATTTGCGTTTATATTTACAAAATCTACTAAATCTTGACCGGAAACTTGTTGTAAATCAGTTCCGTTTTCAACTCCAATTTTAGAAGTTAATTCTATCTCTCCTATTGGTAACTCACCAACTCGAATTGTGGTTATTTCTGATGGATTTATTGCCATTACTCTGTTGTTTTAATAATTAGTGTTGCAGTTTCATCTGTTGTTATTATTACGTTAGGTTCTCCATCGTTTAATACAAATTCACCTAATCCTCTTGTTTGTGGAATGCCATAACCAACCATTGAACCACTAAAGGTTAAAAAGTCATCAACTGCGGAAGCTTCAGAAAGTTCTGTAATGTAGCATTTACCATAATCAACTGTTGGGAATAAAGTGCCTTGTATCTTCCAATCCAAAAGAATTTTTTGACGTTTTAATAGTTTTAATTTATCGTATGAAGCAACGGTAAAAGTTCCACCCGCTACAACTGTATTTATTTGTATTCCTTCAAATGATATGCTATAACCTTGCATCATAGGTCTTGAAGTATTCCAACCATCGTTATCTCTTGTTGTAGTGGATAACATTTCCGCATTTTCAGAAAAAGAATTACTTGTTAAACAACCTATTGGCAACCAGTTACCTTGTTGCTTTATATATAAAATTCTATCGCTGCCGTTGTAATATTCCATAAAGTAACTTTTACAATTACAAATATATAATAAAATATCGTGTTATTTATAATCAGTCTAAATTATTTTTATATATTTGTACATATTAAAACTACTTTAATGGCAAAGAATAGAATAGCTTTAGCTTGGGATGCACTTACAGGCTCAAATAAAAACCTTTTTAACCAAAGTATATATAAATTAGTAGGAGGAATAACATCTACCTATAATGCTACTTTAGAAACTTTAATAGTAAGAGGTTATGGCGAAAATCCCGATGTAAACGCAATCGTAAATCAACAAGCATCAAAAACAACATCCGTTCCTTATTATATTAAAAAAATAGATGATGATGATGCTTATAAAAAGTTAAAAAAATATCCTAACAATCCAACATTTCAACAAAAGTTAGCAATTAGCAAACTTAAAAAGAAAGCATACGATACCGATACCGAGTTACCTATGCCACTTGAAAGACCTAATGTTAACCAAAGTTGGAATGATATATTTTTCCTTTACAAAGTATATCTTAAAGTTTGCGGAAATGTTTATTTTTATAAGCAAACAGTTTCTGAAGGAGCGAATGCCGGTAAGCCATTACAACTTTATATTTTACCTTCTCATTGGGTGCAAATAGTATTGAAACAAAATGCCTCTTTAATGAGTCTTGAAAATCCTATTGACTATTATATTATGCAACAAGGAAATAATTTAATAAAGTTTCCTTCTGAAAATATAATCCATATTAAACGATCAAATCCTTTTTATGATAATAGTGGCTCCCATTTATATGGTTATAGCGAATTAATGGCAGCCATAAGAAACATAAATAGTTCAAATAATGGAATTGATAATAATTCTAAAACAATGCTTAACAGCGGAGTTTATGGGTTTATTCATGCCGGTGATGGAGCAACACCATTAACAGCTGAACAAGGCCAATCTTTAAAGGATCGTTTAGTTGACATGGATAATGATAGCACTCGACTTTCAAACATTGCAGGAGCATCTGCAAAATTAGGATTTACAAGAATATCACTTACAACCGATGAACTTAAGCCGTTTGATTATTTAAGTTATGACAGACGCACTTTAGCAAATTGTCTTAACTGGAATGTAGATTTATTAAATGAAGAAAAGAACGGAAGCGGATTTGGTGTTGATACAATGAACGAAGCTCGTAAACGAGTTGTGACTGATAATATCAAACCCGATTTAGATTTGTTGGCTGAATATTTAAACCTTGAATTTATACAAAAATTCAAAGGTTATGAAGATGCTGCTATTGAATGGGATATTTCAGAACTACCGGAAATGCAAACTGATATGGAAACCATGTCTAAATGGGTGAATAGTGTTCCTTTAACATTAAACGAAAGACGAGAAGTATTCAACTATGAGGAAATTGATGATGAGATGATGAATGAGGTTTATATCCCTACCGGAATAGTCAACTTAAACGATCCAACACTTAACACGTTAATGGATGGACAAACTACGCTTTAGACAAGAAGTTCAAGCCTACCGAATAGTTAGAAGAAATATTATTAAAATAGTTAACGCTATTCCATTTACCAATATGTCTAAACTGACTTATGAAGCTTTAATTAATTCAAACGTTACCCAAACTCAAATAAAGGATATGTATAAAGAGATTTATATTACTTTAGGCAATCCACAATATAAACGTATTAAAAGAAGCATTAAAGCTGAATTAGACTTTGAAACAATTATAGCCAACTGGCTTAACTCAAATATGGGTTTACGCATTGTTTCAGTACATCAAACATTAATTGATTCAATCGTTGCTGTTATTGCTCAAGGCTATCAAGACAATATATCAGTTGCTGATATTACTCGAAATCTACAAAATAAGTTTGGATGGTATAAATATCAAGCGTTACGAATAGCACGAACTGAAACCACAACCGCAACTAATTTCGCTACTGTTGTAGCTGCTCAAAACTCCGATTTCGTATTAGAGAAAACTTGGATAAGTGTACAAGATAACAGAACCCGCAGACCGCCTAATTCAATTTATGACCATTTAGATATGAATGGCGTTAAGGTTGATATTAATCAGCCATTCTTTACAAGTGGCGAGGAAATAATGTATCCTGGTGATCCAAATGCAAAGGCAGGAAATGTAATTAACTGCCGATGCAAAGTGGTGTTTACTGTTAAAGAAGATGAAAACGGATTACCAATAAGAAAAACTATCCTTTAATAGTTGGCTTAATTGTATTATTACCATAATCAGGACTTATTGTATATTGAATGTCTGCAATATCAGTATTATAAAACTCCAATAACTTAACTTGTGATTTATTAGTTTTATAATCATAATCATATTCTATTGGCATAAATAATCCCGATATATTATCAATCGTTATAACTGACATATATGGTATTTGACCAAAAATATTACCGGAAAAGACTTTAATAGGATTTGATTGTATTCTTAAATCATCCATAGCCGAAATTCCTAATAAAGGCAGATTTTCAAACTTATCTTTACGAGTCCAATTAGTTGTTAATTCTATCAAATCCTCTTTATAAATTGAGCCTATTAAAGATGATATTCCATCGCCATTAAATACTTTTTGATTTTCTTTTGTAATCGAGCTTGGTGGTTGTGAACGAGTAACTGTGTGAAATTCGCCAACTATACCTGATTTCGCGATTTCATTATTTAAAAGCTGTACATAAGTGAAATTTGATATTCCTGTTCTTTGAATTAATGGCGGTGTATAAATATATGGTTTAGGACCATATATTGTTATTGTAACATCGCAATCAGCAATCAAAGGAGGTAAAACTAATTCATAGTTTAAAAACAATTCACTTGTTTTATATTCACCAAAAACGAAACTTCTTTTATAATTAGTTGTAGTCCATTCATTATTATTATTTAAATAATAGCCATCACTTGTTGAAATTTGAAAGAAAAATGTTTGTCTAACATTTTTACTCGATAATTTAAGTCTAAAGCTTAAAATTTCATCTTGTGTAAATGGAACAGGTGTAGAAGTTATAACTTCATAAATTCCACCATAAACTTGCGCTCCAATTTTTAATCCTGAAGTTGAGCCATCATTAATAATACCTAAAACTGTTAATCCATCTTCTATTATTGGCAAATCTGGGTTTACTGTCCAATCTTCAAAAACCAAATCTTCATCATGATTTAAATTTGGATTTAAAACTAATCCTTCCAAAAAGCCATATTGGTAATTCAATCGATAAGCCGATATTGCGCCTTTTACTTCTATTTGTTGATTGCCATCACAATGATGAGGATAAAAGTTATTTATTTGACTTCCTAAAACAGCATTTAAATTCTTTGTAAAAGTTGTGTCAGTATCTTGATTAATAAAAGTAGTGTAACCATTTAATTGCAAATCGTTAGGTCTATAAATCCACCAATTAGCATCTTGTTGTGTTATAACTGCTGAAAACAAATTTAGCATCGATGTTAAGACTTCGTTACAATCCATTATAACAATATCGTTTTGGTCTTTTATAAAACGATCTGCATTTACATAAATATCTTTTAAAATATTTGTTCCGGCATAATCTACATAAGTAACTTCCGTACTGGTGTTAATTGTAAGTGATAATCTTGTTCTGTCTAAACAACCTTTTATAACATCGTATACCGACATTTTACCGGTAAACCTTAAACCATTAGTTTGAACAAAAGACAAGTCTTTTAAAGCACCTAAAATGTCGTTACTTTCTATATCAACATACCAAGCATCATTAACGTAACTTTGTTGGCATCCATCGGGTTTTATATATCCTTCAAATATTATTTGACTACCTTTTAATAATTCAGTCTTATAGGTAAATTCATCCTCAAGTAAAAACTCAT